TCGTTCAGGACTCTATTCTTTGTTCATACCTATGGAATGGAACTACGAAGGATACATTGATTCTTATGGCTTACCTGTATTCAATACACCAAAAAAACCGGCTGAAGGGCCCCAAGGAGATTTAATTGATACAGGTGTAATAGAATATTGGCAAAACGAAGTAAATGGATTAAAAGAAGATCAAGACGGTCTTAATGAATTTTATCGCCAATTTCCAAGAACAGTAGAGCACGCTTTCAGGGATGAAGCCAAAGAGTCTTTATTTAATCTAGCTAAAATATATGAGCAAATAGATTATAATGCTGATTTAAAAAATACAGCTGTTATAACCACAGGTAGTTTTCAGTGGCAAGATGGTGTTAAAGATTCAAGGGTTATATTTATACCAAATAAAGATGGTAGATTCAAAGTATCTTGGGTTCCACCAATCGAGCTACAAAACAGAATGGTAATTAAAAACGGTAAGAAATATCCAGGAAATGAGCATTGCGGCGCTTTTGGATGTGATAGTTATGATATATCAGGTACTGTAGACGGTAGAGGATCTAATGGTTCTTTACATGGCTTAACAAAATTTAGTATGGAAAATGTTCCTCCGGATCATTTCTTTTTAGAATATATAGCAAGACCACAAACCGCTGAAATATTTTTTGAAGATGTATTGATGGCTTGTGTATTTTATGGTATGCCAATATTAGCTGAAAACAATAAGCCTAGACTATTGTATCATTTTAAAAGAAGAGGTTATAGAGGCTACTCTATGAACAGACCAGATAAATTAAAGCTTTCAGTAACAGAAAGAGAAATAGGTGGAATACCTAATTCAAGCGAAGATATAAAGCAAGCGCATGCTGCAGCCATAGAAACATACATAAACACCCGAGTAGGATTATTAGAAACAGGATATGGTAATATGTATTTTCAAAGAACATTAGAAGATTGGGCAAGATTTAATATAAATAACAGAACAAAGCATGATGCTTCTATAAGTTCAGGATTAGCATTAATGGCTTGCAATAAAAATAGATATATACCTAGAGCTAAGATACAATATAAAGCTATAGATTTAGGTATTAAACGATACGACAATAAAGGCGGTATGTCTAAAATAATAAAATAAATGAGAATACAGACTAATACTAACAGTTCATTTCCAAATCAAGTAGTAAGCGAGGCTGAAAAGTCTAGCTTAGACTACGGTATACAGGTAGGTAGAGCCATAGAGGGCGAATGGTTCCAGGAAGGTAGAGCTGGTAATAGGTATGTTCAATCTTATGCTACTTTTCATAGATTAAGATTATATGCTAGAGGTGAACAAAGTGTTCAAAAATACAAAGATGAATTATCAATAAACGGCGATTTATCTTATCTTAATTTAGACTGGAAACCTGTTGCTGTCATATCTAAATTTGTAGACATTGTTGTTAATGGTATGGCTAATAAATCATACGATATTTCAACCTTTGCACAAGATCCTTTTTCTGTTAAAACCAGAACAGATTACGCAGCTGCTATTGAAAAAGACATGAATGCTAAACCTATGCTTGAAAATATAAAGCAAGAGTTAGGAATGGATATGACTCGAACTGGAAATTTAGAAGATCTTCCAGAAAGCAAAGAGGAATTAGATATTCACATGCAAATGACCTACAAGCAGAATGTTGAAATAGCAGAAGAAGAGGTTATTAGCAATGTTTTAGCATTTAATAAATATGATCAAACTAAAGCAAGAGTTGCTTATGATTTAACTGTTTTAGGCATAGGAGCAGTAAAAACAAGATTTGATTTAAGCGAAGGTATTAAAATTGATTATGTTGACCCCGCTCGTATAGTTTATTCATACACGGAAGATCCAAATTTTGAAGACATATATTATGTAGGAGAAGTTAAAGCTATAAGTATTCCTGAATTAAAAAAACAATTTCCGGATATACCAGATGAAGAGCTTCAAAGAATACAAAATATGCCAGGCAATTCTCAATACGTTACTGGTTGGGCAAATTACGACAAGAACGCTGTACAGGTTATGTATTTTGAATACAAGACTTATGTTGATCAAGTATTTAAAATAAAGAAAACAGATCAAGGTTTAGAAAAAACATTAGAAAAGCCAGATACATTTAATCCACCGGAAAACGATAATTTTGAAAGAGTATCTAGATCCATAGAAGTTTTATATACTGGAGCTAAAGTTCTTGGCAATAATTACATGCTGGAATGGAAGATGGCGGAAAATATGACCCGGCCTACTGCGGATACAACTAAGGTAGATATGAATTACTGTATATCTGCGCCTAGAATGTATAAAGGTAGAATAGAATCTTTAGTAAGTAAAATTACAGGTTTTGCTGATATGATTCAATTAACTCATTTAAAATTACAACAAGTAATGTCTAGAATAGTACCAGATGGTGTATTCTTAGATATGGATGGTTTAGCTGAAGTTGATTTAGGTAATGGAACTAATTATAATCCAGCGGAAGCTTTGAATATGTATTTTCAAACCGGTTCTATTGTGGGTAGATCACTTACACAAGATGGTGAATTAAATAGAGGTAAAGTTCCTATTCAAGAATTATCATCATCGTCTGGACAAGCTAAAATACAAAGTTTAATTGGTACGTATCAATATTATCTTCAAATGATAAGAGATGTAACCGGTTTAAACGAAGCAAGAGATGGTAGTGCTCCGGATAAAGATGCTTTACTTGGATTACAAAAAATGGCCGCTAACGCTTCAAACACAGCCACAAAACATCTACTAGAATCATTATTATACTTAACAGTCAGAACTTGTGAGAACGTAAGTTTAAAAGTAGCGGATTTAATTCAAAACCCTTTAACTGAAAATTCTTTAATAAATTCTATAAGTACATTTAATGTTGAAACGTTAGAAGAACTGATGAATTTACAATTGCATGATTTTGGTATCTATATTCAATTAGAGCCTGAAGAGGAAGAAAAAGCTTTACTTGAGCAAAATATTCAAATGGCTTTGCAAACAGGAGCAATTGCTTTATCTGATGCAATAGATATACGAGAAATAAAAAATATTAAATTAGCCAATCAATTTATAAAGCTAAGACAAACCCAAAAAATTAAAAGAGAACAAGAGCAACAGCAAGCAAATATTCAAGCTCAAGCTCAAGCCAATGCACAGTCTGCAGAAAAAGCAGCTATGGCAGAAGTTCAAAAACAACAAGCATTAACTCAGGAGAAAGTTAGTATTGAACAAGCTAAATCGCAATTTGAAATACAAAGAATGCAAACAGAAGCTCAAATAAAAAGGGAGCTAATGGCTGAAGAATTTCAATACAATATACAACTAGCTCAAGCTCAGATAGGTGCAACAAAAGCAAAAGAACAAGAAATTGAAGATCGTAAAGATCAAAGAATAAAATTACAAGGAACACAACAATCCGAACTAATACAACAAAGACAAACAGAAGGATTACCTAAGAATTTTGAATCATCAGGAAATGATGTTTTAGGTGGATTTGGATTAGAAGAGTTTGGGCCAAGTTAAAATACAAACAATTATTTAATTATATTATATTATGTCAGAAATTAAAACAAATGAACCTGTTAAGCAGGAAGGAGACTTTAGTTTAAAAGGAAAATCAAAAAAACCAAAGCAATTATCAAACAAAGCGCCTGAAGTAGTAAAGGTTAACATTAAAGAACCTTTAGTAAATTTAGAGCCAGATGTAACAAAAGTTGTTATATCTAAAGACGAATCAAAACAAGAAGCAGATGCCATTCAAGAGCAAAGCGCAGAGAGCGGCGTGTTACATACAGAACAACCCAAAGTGGGATTGCAAGAAGTGGGACAGGGAAACTCAGGGTCCATTGAAGATGTTAAAGAAAATTTGCCGCTGCAAGAAATAACTGAAGAAGTAAAGCAAGTAGTTCAGGAAGCAAAAGAAGCCGTAAGAGATGAAAAGATTTTAGGTAAACCTTTGCCAGAAAACGTTGAAAAGCTTGTTGCTTTTATGGAAGACACTGGCGGAACTGTGGAAGACTACGTTAGATTAAATGCAGATTATTCTTCTGTTGATGATAAAACACTATTAAAAGAATACTATAAAAAAACAAAGCCTTATCTAGAATCGGATGACGTTAGCCTACTATTAGAAGACTACGATTACGATGAAGATATAGATGAGGAAAGAGATATACGCAAGAAAAAAATTGCGTTTAAAGAAGAAGTTGCAAAAGCTAAAAACTTTTTGGAAGAAACCAAGAGTAAATATTACGACGAAATCAAGTTGAGACCCGGCGTAACTCAGGAACAACAAAAAGCTATGGATTTTTTCAACCGTTACAATGAAGATCAAGAAACAGCTACTAGACAGCATGAGGATTTTAAATCTCAAACTAATAACTATTTCAATAACGAATTCAAAGGTTTTGAATTTGATGTTAGTGGAAAAAAGTTTAGGTATGGAGTACAGGATCCAAGTAAAGTCGCAGAAGACCAGTCTAACATTAACAACTTTGTAGGAAAGTTTCTAAACAAAGAAGGTAAAGTAACAGACACCAAAGGTTATCACAAAGCTTTGTTTATGGCGTCTAACGCAGACACTATTATTAATCACTTTTATGAGCAAGGAAAATCAGATGCTACCAAGGATATTATAGGTAAATCTAAAAATCTAAGCACACAGCCTAGACAGGTGCAAGAAGGTGAATTTATTAATGGTTTAAAGGTTAGGTCTATAAGCGGTCAAGATTCTTCAAGATTAAAAATAAAAACAAAAAAATTTAACTAAAAAATTATTATTATGAGTTTAAGTCCTCAATTTGGTAGTTTAGTCCCTTCGCAGTCGCAAGAGATTTTAAACAGTAACTACCTACAATTTAACGGTGGAGCTGGAGCAGGCGATACAAACACGTTCGCTCAACAGTATTTACCAGAAATTTATGAACAAGAAGTAGAGCGTTATGGAAACAGAACGTTATCTGGATTCTTAAGAATGGTTGGCGCTGAAATGCCAATG